GTTCAAATCAAAATTTTATTATTAAAATTATTGGTTCTGATACTAATATATTATTTATTGATTGTATTATAATTTCTGGAACTATCAACATCAAAGAAATATCTATCCCTATTTCGGAATATACTAATGATTTTAGACCTGCAATCAGAACATTAGAATTAATCGATGATATAACTGTATATCAGTGGCATAATTATGGTATATATATTGATGGATCACTTAATCCAGTTTTAGAAGGAACTATAAAATTTAATGGTTATGATAGATTTGAAAGAAGGTCTGGAAAATATTTTAATTATATGAATCCACTCAAATATCATACAAGAACACCACCTGATGGTGTTAATGTTTTTAGTTTTTCAATTTATCCAGAAAAACACCAACCGTCTGGAACAGCCAATTTATCAAGATTTGACACTAAAGAATTAATATTGACATTTGACGAAAATGTTAATATTGATGTTGACAATAGATTGTATATTTTTGGTCAATCTTATAATATTTTAAGAATATTATCAGGAATCGCTGGATTAGCATACACAGCCGCAATTTAATTTATATTTTTTACAAAAATTGAATATAATATCTATTGTTTGCTCATTATATATCAATACATCCAATTATATATCAATATATCTTAAATATATGTCAAAATTATACGAAGATATCGCATCAACAGAAAAATATAATAATAATCAAATATTTTTTAATATGGCAAACAAATGTTTGGCATTTATCATTTTGCTTGTACTTGATGGAAAATTATTGTGCACCTCTCGCATTTTTTTAAAAAATGAAAAAACTAAAATAATACACATATGCGAAGATGATAAATATACACACGATATTCATTCAAAATATAATGGTCCATGTTCGCATAAACTTAGAACACATAACAATGAATTAACTAAATTTATTCAAAATAACCCAATAACGCGAAAAAATATTAATACTTTTTATGCAGATACAATGGGAACAATATCGGGCGACAGAACAAAAGGAATCCATATCATGCAAACTTTATTACAATATTTATTAAATGCACCAAATGAAGTAGTGTTAGGAGTAACTTTATGTGAAAGAAATGCTGGCAAAATAATTGATGAATTTCGTAATTCTAATCAAAAATCATACAAACAAAATTATTTTTTTTTGGAAAAAATATTTATAATAACAAATTATAAAATAAATATAGAAGAAAAAAGAAGATACAGAAGATGTGACAAAGGACAATATATGAATTTTTTTTGTTTTCATATTACTAAATTAGATAATCTTCATAAAACTAATAAAACTAATACGCATCAATGGCCAATATCAATGAATAATTCAAGAGATTTTTATGGTTTGCCGTGCAATATTAATCAAATTTTGAGCAAATACAATATTTTGTTGACCAAACAAAAATATAAACCATTTATTATGAATAATATTAAAAATACACATAAATCTAATTATCAATTAAGAAGTAAAGGGGTTATCACGAGCCCACTCTATAATTATTTTATTAAAAATAAATTATTTTGATTAAAAATAAATTACATATATATATACGTATTATCGTTGTCATTAGTTTTTTCATATTTTTCTAAATATTTGGAATCATATACATTATATTTATTATTTGTAAACATGATACCTGTTGAATTATTTTGGTCACAAAATTCTTTTGCCAAATCTAATGTATCAAATGATATAATTTCATCATTATCAAAATAATAATTTTTTGTTTCGACATAATGTGTTTTATTTTTTATTTTATTGAGATTTAATTTTAATAAAGTATCACTCAATGTCTTGTAAATAAAATCATAACCAATATTTTTATATAATTCAATAATTTCGCTAACATCATCATTATTAGTCAAAACATTTGTCTCAAATTGTATTACATGTGGTAAATTATTATTATTATTATTATTATTATTGATAATATCTTCATAAAATTTTTTTAAAATCAAACAATCATGACCTTCAGTATCAATTTTTAGATAATATACGTATTTAATATTACATTCATTCATAATCGCAAATAAAGTTTTTACAGGTATTTCGTCACATTCAATAATTTTTTCAATATCAATATTTTCTTTTTTACAATAATTATGAACGGTCACATGATATTCATTTATTGAATTGCATCCTCTTACCCAATTAGGTAAATTCCATTTATGTATAATATCTAATGGAACATAATACATATTGCATGTACTATTGATAGTACTTATAGCGCAATTTATTTTCTTAATATTTTGTTTATTTGGTAATCTATCTAAATAAAATTTAATCGGTTCAATACTTAAACCATAATCTGTATTATTTGCACTTTGTATTAATGTGTCAAAGTCAGATGTCCCAATTTCGATAAAATCAAAAAAAATCATATAAGTTGTATATATATTAGAATATAATTATAATTAATAAAATAATAACAAAATATAATGGCAGGAGGAACAATACAATTAATTGCATATGGTGCGCAAGATGTATATTTAACTTCTGAACCACAAATTACATTTTTTAAAATGGTTTACAGAAGATATACACATTTTTCTATTGAAACATTTGAAAATGTATTTTTTAATAATCCAAATTTTGGCGAGAAAGGAAGAATATTAATTAATAAAAATGGAGACTTGATGACTCATATGTTTTTAAAAATTATAATAAATTCGGTCGACCCTGGTAATAGTAAATTTGCGTGGACTAATAGATTAGGGTATGCTATAATTAATTCAATTGATATTGAAATCGGTGGAGTAAAAATAGATAAACATTATGGCACTTGGCTTAATATATGGTATGAATTATCAAAAAATGGATATCATGATAGAGGACATGATATATTAATTGGTGATGTCCCTGAATTGACAGAATTAAATAATAATATTAAACCAGAATATACATTATATATACCTTTACAATTTTGGTTTAATAAATTGAGCGGATTAGCTATTCCTGTTGTAGCATTACAATATCATGATACATATATAAATATACAATATAGCAAAGTCAATAATTTATTTGTTTCTGATTGTAATTATTTGGGTATTAATAATTTGACTATTCAGCAAAGCTCTTTATTGATTGATTATATTTATTTGGACACTATTGAGAGAAAACGATTAGTTTCTTTGTCTCATGAATATTTGGTCGACCAATTACAATTCACCGGAATTGAACCTATTGATAACGAATATATCAGATATGAATTAGATTTCAATAGACCCTTGAAAGAATTAATTTGGATAATCAGAGACGCCAAATTTATGACTTCTAGACAATACATGTATTATACGCATGACAAAAATAAATGGAATAATATTATTGAACAATTTGCTTTAAATATTGCCAATAATAGTATTGTTGTAAAAGAAATACATGTTGTTGATAATATTATTGTTTCTGTTGATCCGAAATATAATTTATGGATTATATTAGATAATGATGTCGATAATACTGGAACACCTGCCCCTGTTGGATTAAATGAATTTATCATACATAATTATATTATTACAACTCCAAAACCTGCAGATTTTAATCCTTTAATATTTAATCCTCCTGTTAATTACAGAGTTATGATAAACCCTAATTCAGTATTGATTGGCGAATACAATATATCTAGCAAAATATTTATTAATGTTATTGTTGATGAACATGGAAATTTTAATTCTGTAATCGGATCTTCGATTATTGAATACCATGAATTAACAATTAAAGATATCAGTTTTGAATTGAATAAATATACTTTTGATTTAGATCAACAAATATATGACGAACCTATATGTGTTAATCAATTTAATAATTATGGTATGTATCTTGATGGAACTGGTAATCCATGCGAATATGCTAAATTAATGTATAATGAAAGAGATAGATTTGATAAACGCGAAAGATGCTTTTATGAATTATTACAACCATATATGCACCATAATTCTATACCTAATTCTATTAATGTATATAGTTTTGCTATTAGACCTGAAGAATACCAACCTTCTGGTACCTCTAATATCTCAGCTATTGATAATGTTATATTTCATATTTGGCTCGGAGACCCCATCACATCTAGCAAATATGATAATAGCCCAAAAATGAGCCCTATAGATTTAGAATCTGAATTTTATATGTTCTCCACTAATTATAATATTTTTAGAATATCTAATGGATTAGGAGGACTATCATACACACCTTAAATTTCTAACCAAATTTTATCCTACATATTAGATAATATCTATTTTTGGGGTTCTTCCTAAATAAATTTCTGTTTTTCGTGTTGTCATTTTATCTTTTATATTGTCATATCCAGCTTTTTGTACAATACCATAATAACTTTTTATTAATTGTCTACCATGTACCGTAAAATCACCATTCATCGAATATCTTCCAAATAATTCTGGATTTTTTATTTTTAAATTTCTTAGAAAAGTTTTTGCTTCTTCTAATTTATAATTTATATCTATATCTTTTTGTGATGTAGTTTTCCAACATATGCCCCCCATTTTTACCATAAACCTTTCACCATGACCCCCATTTGCCTTCATATAAAATATATATGTCGGAATATCATCAGATTTTATATCGCAATTATCTGGTAATCTTACGTTCCTTTTCTTTTTTTTTATATTTTTACTTTCGTTATTATTTGAATTCTCTACGATATTTTCTCTTCTATTATCCAAACATATCCTA